ATGGCGCGGAAGGTGGAATAGAGGGGCCCGGCGTTTGCCTCTCCCAATGCGATGAGGAAACTCTGGAAACTCGCGATCATCCGCATGAACTGCCCGGGCATCGTGTTGCGCAAGGTGGCCGCCATGCCCCGCGTTTCCAGATCGATCGCTCGAAAGATCGACTGCATGTCGGTGGCAAACCCCTTCATCTGATGGACGAAGATGCCCATATCTCGCAGCGACTTGCTGCTCCCCATGTGGGCCATTTCGACGGCATGGGCCGACTCCTGCATCGACTTGCCGGTGATGAGCGACATGTTGGCGAGGATACGCAGATCCCCCGAGAGGTTCTGCGCCCCGACCCTGAAGCGGGCCAGATACGCTTCCGTGTCGAGCACCTCCTGCGGCGCCACGCCGGTGGCCTGAGAAACCTGCAGCGCCATGGCACCTGCTTGCACGCCGCTGACGTTGATGCCCCGGTTGCGAAAGACGACATTTGCCCGGATCATGGCGCGCTCCCACTCAATCGCCGCATGAGTAGCGAGCGTGGTCGCGGCAGCGACGGCGAGAATAGAGCCGAGCAGCACGTCGGCGGAGACGGAAGCCAGATTCTGCTGGGCAGCGGCGAGTTGCTTGGCGGCGGCGGCTTGCTGGGCGGTGCTGACAGCCAGCGCTTGCGAGGCCGCTGCTGTCTGAACCAGTCCCCGCGCGTACTGCGCCTGACCGACGAGGCGCAGGACGGTGACCAGGCTGTTAGTTATCGTTGCCATGGCAGCGCCGCTCCTGGTTGATCCCAGTCGATATCGCCGGAACTGGCCGGCTTCCGCTCTTTCATGGCGTCGGCGTAGGCGATCATGGCTGCCATCAACTCGCTCGTGGGAATGTGGATCAGCTCACAGGGGAGACGGTGGAGTTGGTCGATACACCAGACCTTGAGGTTGCGGCTGAGGCGTCCCTGGGGGCTGGCGTAAAATCCTCGAGGGCGGCTACCTCCTCATCCGCCAGGCTGTTCACCCGCTCGATGGCGGCAATAAGACGATCCCAGTCCCGACCACGCAACTTCTGGATGACCGGAATGTCCGTCATCTCGAAGACCCGAGCTGCCTCGGCGGTGGGGCCCGTATAGCAGGACACCACAACCTGCCAGAGGAGCACGCTGCCGCTGTCGATGCTAGGCACACCCCCAGGGCCGGAGGGCCGCTGCGACCGCTCCAACACGAACAACTTGTCGGAGGCCATCATCTCCTTGACGCAGATCCGACCGCCGTCGAGCGTGACCCACTACGAGGCGCGCTGGTCCGGATGCGCCTCACGCGGATTGAAGATCAGTGTTTCGGTTTCGCTCATGGAAGGGCGCTGCTTCCCGGCGCGCCGTTGCCGCGGATCTCCGCTTCTTGCTCCACCATCGCCATCGGTGCGGCCCAATGAGCGCGCACGAGATAACCGTTGGCAGTAAAGATCGAGGTCGGTGTCGTGGTGCGGCCAGCGACAAAGCTCACCGGCACGATATCCGCCGTGCCACCGGCGATGGCTCCGGCTGTGCCTTTGTAGGCCGAGAGATAACTCGTGGCGCCGCTATCGAAGTAGCCCTTCACCCGGGCCGTCCACATGTATTTCAGCGGTACCGGTACGTCCCAAAAGTCGCCATGCGCCGTCGCGTCCGCGAACTCGGTGTGGATCTCCATCTCCCAGTCGAAGACATTCAGGGTCCCGATCCCGGCGAAGGTGCAGACGGCATAGCGCCCATGGATGCGAGTGAGCTGGCCCGGCGCGGCAGGAGGAGTGTAGGGCATGGGCTAGACCACCGTGACCACGGAGCCGTCGACCTGGATCTCTAACTCATCCGTCACTATGCCGTCACGGGCAACATGGAGCTGGGAGCGCATGATATAGCCGTGACCCAGCACCTGACTCGTCGTGGACTGATCAGTATCAAGAGTAAAGAGCGCGAAGTTCACCGGCGTGCCGGCACCCGCCGCGCCGACTAGATCGGCATTCATCGGCACCGTCAAGGGGCTACCGAGCGTCAGGAAGCTCTGCACGCGCGCCCGACCTGAACCGACATTGGGGACGTAGCGCATGAAGGGCTCGCCCTTGATCGAGCATTCGGCCAGGTCCTGGGTTTCCTCGAACTCCCACGAATAGGAGTCGGCCAACTTCGTCGTGGACTGGGCCAGATAGATAGAGCCGTTCTTCCCGGTTAGGCGCGGAGGCATGGGCTACTCCGGTCCTTCCGAGAAGATCCGAAGTTGCATTCGGCTGAAGGCTTCCGGCATCTCGTCTTTGAGCTGCGCCATGGTATCGTCTTGCCAGTGAGCGGTTCGTGCAGGGTTGATCTGCCGCCGGCCCGGCTTGTTGGCTTCGTGCCGGGGTTCGGCATAGCTTGCCGTGTTTACCAGCGCGAAGCTATCCGAGGATTCTTCGACCAGCTCCTCAGAGAGAAGCAAGTTTCCCGTCTGTATCCACTTCGGCCGCCCGCTTTTACTGAAGTCCGGTGGCTTGCTGTAAATCTCATTCCGCATCTTGATCCGGGAGAGTTGGACCGCCTTCTGGCCGAAACGGCGCAACTCGTTTCGCATCGCCGGCCCGTGCCGCTCAACGCGCGTTTTCCAGACCAACGCCAACTCTTCGGCAGTCACCGGCGAACTGTCCCTATATCACTAACCGAAAGCCCCCTTGCAAAGTCAAGCTGTTCCGAGTACTGCTCGCTCATCGTTTCGAGATCCTGTTCCTCGGCGCGATCGATGCCGGTCGTCACGAGGAACAGCGGCAGCGCGAAGGCGCGCGTCCCGCCGATCTCGGGCGTCACCCACAGGTCGAGCGCCGCAATGGCCCGCTCGCCCCAATCGGTCTCGATCAGCGTTTGAAACGCCGGGCTGTCCTCCTGCACATACGGGAAGTGCGTGCCTTGTGTTTTCAGGCTCTTCAGGGTTGCTGACAGCTTCTCCAGCGTCAGGTAAATCTGCCCCTCTTCCTGCAGCACCGGCGCCCAGACAGGGGTCAGCAGGTTGTAGAACTGCGTGCCCATATGGCCCTGCATCCAGGCGTCCGCCCGGTCTCTGAACCGGGTCACAAAGGCGTCAAGGGTCGGCTGATCCGGCATGTTAAAGAGGCTCGGAGTCAACCCCGCTGTTTCCTCGACCAGTGATACAGCGACAGGAAGAGGCATCTCATCCCTCTACGTGGGCACAACGATGCCGAAGATGGAGCCGCCGGGTAAGGTGTTCGGCAGCGTGCCGGTGCCAGTGATCGTCACGTCGAACACGTCCCGCTGTGCCACCGTGAACGGGCCCGTCGCCAGTGTCAGCACGTACGGCACATAAGCCGTGATCGCGGTGCCGCCGGTGGCCTTGGTGGTATTCGTGCCGGCCGGACTGGTCGCCAGGAACTGGGTTGTGCCCGCACCGTTGGTGCCCTTGTCAGTGATTGCCACCGTGATGTAGTTGGTATCGGAAGCCACTAATCCCACCGGGAACCGCAGCTCCAGGGCCGTCAGCGTGCCACCGCGGCCCGGGCAGACTAACTGCTCGGTCGCGCCCGCCGCGGTCGGGATCGTGATCAGCGAAGCGCTGAAGCGATAGGCGTCCGGCTGCGGCGCCACGCCCGAAAGAATGTTGAAGTCGACCACGCCAACGGAGGCGCTCTTGACCGCAACCCTCCCCACGACCTGATAGTAGCCGGCCGTGGCCGAGGGCGTCGTCATCGTGTAGCCGCCGGCCGTGGTGCCAAGGTACACGGGATCGCCGGCGGTCGCGGCATTCGTGTTCTGCGCGGTGAGTGAGAAGTGCAGGCCCACGGGGCCGGCGCTGCCGTTGGTGATCGCGGCCAGGGTGACGAACTGCGCGCCCGTATAGCGCCCCGAGGCTACCGCAAGATCAATCTGCGGCATCGCGTGTGTGACGTTCCAACCAGAGACATACACCAGCTTGCCGACCGCGATATCCGAGCCGGAGGCGTTCCAGACCTGCATCCCGAGTTGATCAGGCGTGATCTGTCCCTGCGCAATCGAGGTCGACGGCAGCTTGAAGGCAGGCGACAGGTCCGTCTGATCGAGATAGCCGCTGAAGAAACGCGGAATAGGCATCTACAGAGCCTCCAGACGCGGCCGGGAAGCATCGTCCCGGCGGCAGATCACATCACCCGGCCGCAGGATCACTTTAAACCGCTCCCAGAGCCAGTAACAGAAATCAGGGTGCGGCCGGTCGTTCTCGTTGAACAGGCCGACCTGCGGATGCTGGCGGATCTCCCGCAGCTCGGACAGCGTGAAGTTTAGCCGCCGGCCGGTCATCCGCACGCCTCCATTTGAGTTTTTCTTGAGCCCTGCAGGCTACAATACCACTGAAGGAGGGCTCTATGGAAACTGAATGGATCAGGATTGAGGAAGCCGCGCAGATTCTGGGATTGTCGACGAGCGGCGCCTTCTACCGCAAGAGTATTGGGCTGCTCGAAAGCCGCATGGAGCGGAACGGCAGTTACCAATGGCTGCTGTTTCGGCGTTCGCAGTGCGAAGAGCAAGCGGCCACTCCGCCGGAGTTCTTTCGACAAGATCCTCGGCTGAAGAAAGACCTGGCCCAATGGAGTGAGGTGGAGATCGCTCAGCTTGCAACCTTCATCGACTGTGAGGGCTGTATTGCTATCCACTGCAACCGTTCCTATCGCGGCACCTACTCTCCGACGCACAGCCTTCGCCTCTTTGTGGCGAACACTTACGGCCCGGTGATCGACCATCTGAAGCAGCTGTTTGGAGGCAGCATCCAAACACAGCGCCGCGACCTGAAGAATCCGACATGGCGCCCGCATTACCGCTGGTGGACGGGCGCCAGCCATGCGCTTCTCTTGCTCGAATTGGCCCAGCCCTACTTCCTGATCAAGCAGGAAGAGGTCGCTGTCGCCATTGCTTTTCAGCAGCGAATGAATGCTTACAATGCCAAGCGATGGAAGCGGCTCGGCGTTGACACGGCGGAAATCGCCTGGAGACAAGCACAGATGGATCGGTTGAGCGCCCTCAAGCATCTTGATCGGCCTTGAAACACGCTTACTTGTGCAGCTTGCTAGTCTAGGCAAAACCGGTGCCTACACGAACAGCCGCCCTGTCCCAGACGCTGGGAATCAGGTACCACGAAGTTTTGACAATAGTTGTTTCAGTACGGGGGTCCCTATCGCTCTCCGTGCTTAATCCCCCTTCCTGATAAAGGATGAGTGCTCGCTGTCGCTGCACGGTGAGCATGTTCGTGCCCGTGCCGACCGTAGTGCCCCAGCGCGTGGAGCCGACGCTATCCCAGCGGTGGGTCATCAGACCGAAAATCTCGGGAAACACGCCCATATTCTGAAATTTGAAGCCGGCCAACGGGTCCTGGAACTGCGGGATATTCAGCGCCTTGATGATGCCGGCCCTGGTCAAGATCCTGTCCGTCGGCTCATAGCCGATGTCGAAGTTCAGATCATTGGTGATGTAATCGCTGTACGTGGGCGAACCAGCGACCGCGGCGGCTACCGTGGTGGCCGCGCCATTCACGCCCCCATACTGGCTATCGCCGCCCATGGCGACTTCGATGCACAGATCGGTCATGTCGATGCCGATCTGCCGGCCAATTCTCGCGATGCCGCGCGCGAACACCGGTATCCGCTGCCGCCGCATCGCCTCATCGGAGATCGTGACTAGGCCGCCGAACTTTTTGAGGCGTACCGGGCTTTCCTGCGAGGTGATGTTCACTTCCTGGAACGAGGCGAACTCGCCGGTCTCCCCCATCTGCCGGTCGGCCAGCGTCTCGTTCATCACCGCGTGGACGGCGGTGCCCGAGGCGACCGTCACCGTATCCATCAGCAGCACGTCGAGCAGCGGGACAGCGAGGATGCCTTCCACGATCTGCGTGTCCCAGAAGAAGGGGAAGACCGTGAGTTCCGCCGGCACCACCTGGAACGCCTTCATGACATCCGGTTCGTGCTCGGAGAGAGGAGAATAAAGGTGGACGGGTTCGTTGCCCTTCAGCTTCGGCGCCTCCTCAAAATACTTCTGGAGGAACCAGGTGTCTTCCGCGTAGGCTTTCACCCGGGCGGCGCGGTTCTCGGCCCATTCGGGGACCTTGAGCTTTTTGAGGTAGTGGTTCTGCCGCTTCTCCAGCTCCTTGGCCTCCGGGTAGAAGCCCTCTTTGCGGGCCATGGCGGCCGCGAACTGATACGACATGCACTTCTTGCCCTCCGGCTGGCCGGTATCGGTCCAGGCCAGACTTGCCTGATGCATGCCGCGGTCAAAATCTTTGACAAAGCTTACAAACGACAATCCCCTCTCTCATTCCCGGTGCGCTACGCCGGATTGACGCTGGAGGCCGGCGCCGGCTGCGTTCAAACGCAGCTTTTGTGCCTCCCTCGGGCCTAAAGATCGGCGATGGAAACTCCTGCTGGGAACTCGACGATGCAGAGACCGGTGACCGGTGAGTCTAAGGCAACCACAATCCCCACGCCATCTGAGTTGTCGGTGATGATCTGGTCGCGCAGGACGCCATCAATCGGGATGACGCCTGCCGTCCCGTTGGCGGTGATACTATCGCCCCGCGCCGGCGCGACGTTGTACTCCAACACCACGCTCTGGACCTTAGCGAACCGCAGCACGGAGAGTGGGTTGGTACCGCCGCTGTTGATCGAGAGCACCATGCCATAAGGCTCCTCGGTTGAGGCGCAGCGCAGCACGCCGTCATTGATCGCGGGGTCACGCTTGACGAGATGCCCGACAGCCGGCGTGGGCGCGGTGTAGGAGGCCGAGAACGTCTTCGGAACGACGGTCCCGATATGCGTGAGCGACCAGCGATCCCCGGAGAGTGATTTTGAGAATGCCATGGCTAGAACGCCTTCTTCATTGAGGCGAACGGGTCAAAGACTTTCACGGCCGGCTGTTCACCAGTGACGGGGATGGGGATCGAATACCCTTCGCCCTCGCCCATGGGCTTGGAGATCGGGGAGGGCGGGAACTTCGCATCGAACCGTTCTTGCCACAGCTTATCCCACGCCTGCAGTGTCTCCGTGTTCGCCGGCTCGAGCGTCTTCAGCAGCATGCTGATCTCGGGGTCCGGCGTCTTCTCGTCGTGGGGGCGCCCCGCCACAGCCGCCATGTTCCGGGCAATCTGCCCTTTCAGAATGCCGTGGTAGGCATCGCCGTCCTTCGCCCGCGACTCGAACGGTGTGAGGCGCTTGATCTCATCCTCTTGCTCAGCGATCTTGGCCTGCAGAGCGACTTCTTCTTCTTTCGTCATGTCCTTCTCTCCCTGACCCTCGTAACGCAGCACGTGGCCACCATAGAGGCCGTCTGCTTTGGCGCCCGTCACCGCCGCGCCGATCTGACAGGGCCAGTAGACGAGCGAGCCTTCGAGGGCCGCTACTCGCGAAGGCTCGCCGCTGTAAGTAACGGTGCAGAGCCGGCCATCATAGGTCTGTCCCTTGACATGCTCACAGCCTTTCACGCCATCATAGGGTTCACCACACAGGTCGCAGGTGCGGCCCGCCGCCCGAAAGCCGATCGACACGTAACGAGCGATGCCCATCCTGACCCGGGTAGCGACATCGCTCTTGACGGGCATGTAAAAACCGGCTTTGAGACGGTAGGCATCCGCGGCGCCGGCCGTCGGTTGAACCCCCCCGGAAAGCCACAATCCCAGCGGAATAGCCGCCCTATCGTGACCGGGAAGGAGCGATTTGCCTTCGATCGTCTGGTCGAAACGATCCAAATAGAACTTCGGAAAGCGTTCGTGACTGCGGTCGTACTCGGTGTTGGCGAGATCCGCCCAGGTGAAATAGAGCTGATCGGCGGGCACGGGCTCCGGGGCGAGCGCGTTGATCTTCGCAAGGATCTCCGGCGGCACGGTGGCCGGCGCCTCGAAGTGCGCCTCGAACTGTTTGGAGATGATCAGATCGACCGGCATGTCCTTCGGTTTCTCAGCCCGCCTGGCCTGGCTTTGCTCGGCCGCATACCCCTGGACGAACGCCCGCCGCTTCGCTTCCCGGCGAGCCGCTTCATCTCCTGAAGCATACGAGTAACAAGCGCCAGATCCGCCCCACTGATAACCGGGCTTTCCATTCTCACTACACTCATGGACAGGCATCAGCGTCGCCGCTGTCGCCTCGCATCGTCAAGCGGCGTCCAGCAATACGGAAGGCCGCTGAACCAGGAAGCCACCTCAGCTTTGGCCTCTCGCAGGGCGTGAACGATCATGGCCTGTTCTCTTGTCCAGTCCGGCCGAAAGAGCAGTCCCGGAGGCAGCGCCCACCATGGAGGATCACTCGCTGCCGAATATCCCCACGCCCCTGGTCTCAACGGCAGGGGAGGCCGAGGAGGTCTTACAGCCATGCGTCTCCCTCAACGGCAACCGTGGCCGGTGCGCGGTGCTCCCATTCCTATCCTCACCGCCGGACAAAGCGTGTCCGGCGGTCGTCGCTGATGCACCTGTCCCATTGCCCCTCTCCTTAAAAAATCCGCCTGCCTCCGGAGTACCCGATCCGAAGGCAAGCGGCCCCTGCATTAAGGAGGATCACACCCGAAAGATTTGTGCTTGGGAAAGGAATCAATCGATGAAACGCCCGTCTTGGTCCGCCCCTCGGCGTAGTCCGTCCACGAGGCATGGACGGCGCCACACACGGCGCAGACGCTCTTTTCGCCGGGGAGCAGCGGGATGTAGTTCGGACAGCGCGAACCGTCTTCGCGCCGCTCCCCGCAGCGAACGAGATAGCCTGCTAATGCAACGTCCGCACCGTGAGCCGAGTCTCGGACCATAGCCCGTTTCTATCGTAGGCAGCCCACAGAGGTCAAGAACTATTTTTGTGCCTGGAGAATGAATAGCAAACGAAGGAGGCGAAACTGTTCGCAGTGGGCAACGTGTGACGGACTGGGAAAAGCAAGCACAAACGTCGGGGGACGCTTCCCAAAACGATGACCGCTTGGCTGGCCCGGCAGCTTCCGGGAGAGGTTGAAAGAGGTGTTGAACCCCAGCACAACCGGGAGGTGGCCTCTCCAAAGGGGGATGGCGAGGCGTGACTCGCCTACAGAGAAGGGCGAACAACAGTCCTTTTCAGAACACGCGCCAGAAGAGCCGGCGCGCCTCCGTGGGACGCCGGCTCTTTTGCTGTACGGGGAGGAAGAACTTCGCTCCGGGCCGAACCTGATCTCGTCAGGTTGAATCGCGCTCGTGTAAGAACAGGCTCCCGGGCCAGGGGAGCCTGTTCGCTATTCCCGGTAGCTAATATGCTTCACAAGCTTGCCGATGGTCTCGGGGGCACACTGCAGCTCGCGGGCGAGGGCGCGGATGGAGGGGCGGGGCGTGGTAGTAGTGAAGCGCTTGCAGATAGCAGCGGCCTCCTCCGGGGTGAAGCGCGCTAAGGGATGATCGGCCCCCCGCCGCGTGTTGAGCCGCATCGCTGTCTCTTCCTCGTCATCTATCTGTTCTCGCCAACAGTATATCTAGCGCTAAGTCTTGCGAATCGATGCCGACCTGTCTGCCGATCCGTGCTAGCTCTCGCTCGAAAAGAAGGAATCGCTGCAGGCGAATTGCTTCGTCACTGACGGTCACCACACCGCCATAACGCTTCAGTTCAATCTTCGGCGACCAGAGGGCTTCGGCCTCTTGCGGGGGATACTTCTGGAAAGGCTGAAGCCAGCGAGGCACGGTCATTGCGCCGAGAACCGCACCGGCGCCCATCAGGAACACGCGGCGGTTGAACCGCTTCTCTAGCCAGAGACGCTCTTCTTCTGCTTCCTGGGGGCTCTTTCTCAATTCGCGCTGTACCATTTCACTGCCTGCCTCAAGGCTAGAATCAGGCCCATCGCTTCGTCCTGGGAACGGTTCTCCTGCAGCTTCAGCGCGGCGCGGGGGAGACTGAACCAGGCTGGCTGGCGACCCGGCTCTCCACCGCTCACTTGTTTCGCTTCCGTTATCAGCGCATAGCCCTGGATCGTCTCATCCCAGCCGTGCAGCCGGTAGACCATCCCCGAAGCGACGGTTCCCGTCCAGCCCGCCTCCTCCTCCAGCTCGCGCACCGCCGTCTCCACGGGCGTCTCATTCTCCTCCTGGTGGCCCTTAGGGAAAATCCAGCGCTTCTCTGATGAAGCCTTCACCAGCAGCGCTTGAATCTCATCGCCTACTCGCCGCAGGCAGACCGCGGCGATGACCATCAGGGTGCGCCCCCAGCGATCACCCAACCTATTCCATCCGCCGCGTCCCGCTGCGGGTACGAAATCCATTCCGGGCAATACGGCTGGGCCGCTTCGTACAGCCGGTTAGCAAGCAGCCGGATCTCGGCGTCGGCAGCATCCGTCGCTCGCAGCTCGAGGAAGTGCCGCACGGCGCGGAGGTTCATCGTGAGGACAAGCTCGGTGGCAAGGGCATTCCCCAGCACGCCGCGCGCCGCGCCGCGCGCTTGTTTCCGCCCTACTTCTGGCTCCAGGGTCTCGACGAGGCGTCGGTAGGTTTCTTGCGCCCGCTGCTGTAGAACCTCGATCAAGGGCCAGCTATCGCGGCCTCGCGCCCGCTCAATC